ACAGAAACGGACTCAGAAACAATGTCCTGAGTGATCTCAGTGGTTTCCGACTGAGTTTTGTTCAGATCCACTGCTTTGGCATCTGCCTGAACCTTCCGCATCTGAGGAGAGTTCACCAATTTACGAGCCTGTGCCTGCACATTTTCAGGGAGAGTTTCGATCATCCCTTTCAGACGTGTGATCTGAGAAGCAGCATAGGTTTTCTGAGCATCCGTCGGTTTGAAGGATTTCTGGGAAAACTGTTGTGCAACACGAACAACGTTCTGAAGGAACGGACCAGATTCCACACCTTCAGGAGCTGGAGCAGTATCCCGCTGAGTGACAACCTCTTGCAATTCAGGAGTCACATTGCCTTCATTGATGGCATTGGAAACCTCAACCATGGTATCACGAGCAGCCTGAACACCAGCAGCTTGGCCTTCAGTATCAGGACGTTGAGCACGTTCCTGAACAGCATCCACAACCGGTTGAGCAACAGTTTGTGCCAGATCCCCAGCAGCACGAGCAATTTCAGGGGCAGCCTGAGCTGCATCACTGACAATACTGGCACCTTCAGAGACTGCACCCAGTGCAGCAGCAGGAGAAGCAGAAACACCAGCTTGACCGATACCACCAATGGCACCTTCAACAGCTTGTTGTCCTACACCCTGAGCCAGAGTACGACCATCCAGTTCTTGCAGAAGTTCGTTTTGGTTCAGTTGGCTTGTCGATCCTTGGAGAGATTCTTCCAAACCTTCACCAACAATGGTGCGAAGACCACCAACAACCCCACGTTCAGCAAATGCCCCAACAGGAGCAGCGTTGAAACGAGACGAGATGAAACCAATGGCCATAGCCGTAGGCAGTTGACGAACGAAGGCAGTTTCACCGGTCAAACCAGCAAACTGAATACGAGCTTCTTGCTCGGTCATACCTTCAGCAATCATGGCTTGGAATACTTCAGAGTTCTGGAGGTTTTCCAATGGCATATCCAGAACAGCATTCACGGTCTCAGAGTAGGTTCCACCTGCTTCAGCAGCACCTGCACCAATGGCAGAGCCGGTAGCCGTAGCCACACGACGTGCCAGTTCAGCACGGGTAAGGAGACTTGCACCACCACCCACGAGGCCAGCTCCTGTGGCAGCAAGAGCAGCAGATGGAATCAAGGAACCAACGCCCTGAGAAACGATTTCGCCAGAAACACCCGGATCCAACAAAGCACGTTCACCAGTTGCCAAAATATCCCGGCCAATCTGACGAGCATCAGCCAAGAGAGGGGAAACCCCTGCTTCGATTTGACGAGCATGTTCAGCAGCAGAATCTTGTGCATCGAGATGGGCTTCAGTGCCGATGAGACGTTCACGATCACGGATGGCCTCAGAACGTTGATCCCGAATGAACTGAGTAAAGTCATTCGAGAAGTCAGCCATTTCTACGGCACCCTCACGAAAAGTGCCACCATCACGCATAGAAGCAAGACCGGAAATAACGGCACCAGAAGTATTAGCAACTCCACTGACAAAACCTGAAGTCGCACTGTGCAGAGCATCAGATAGCATCTCACCAGTTGTACGATCTCGGTCACGTACACGTTGGTTATCAGCAACTTGGTTTCGCAGTCGAATCTGATTGTCCGCAACTTCCGGACCATAATTGACGAGAAGTTCTTCATAGGACATCCCTGCAAGATCTGCCCCAACACCGGGGGTTTCGGTGAGGTCGTTTTCACGTTCAATGGAAACAGCGAGAGCTTCACGAGAAGCAGGATCTGTCAGGAGCGTATTCGCCCCCGCAGAAGCATCATTGTTGAACAGTTGAAAGGCTTCATCAATGATGGAAGTAGCAGGGGAGCGATCAGCCATGGGGAGATATCCTAGCAGATTATGTTTTCTGCTAGGATCTTTGTCATAAAAATTTTCAGAGGTCCAGTATTACTGCGACGGAGTTCCGAAGAGTTCTGCGTTTTGCGAACGGATCGAAGACAATTGCAGCATGAGCTGTGCGATCTGTTGACCAATTTCCGTCCGATCCCCACCTTTGGCAGCCTGTTGCTGCAAACGAGTGATCTGAGAATTGATACTGGCAACCTGTTGGTTGATTGCTTGAGCACGTTCACGATTGGCACGGAAACCACTGACACGCTCATTGCTGAGAGATTCTTCAATGATCTGACCAACGTCAGCCATCGGGAACCGGTTTTCAACAGTATTCCGGGTAAGGTCAGAGTCATACCAGAAGCTCGACTCTTCATCATCACCGGGGTCACGAATGTAGATTTCACGCATGGCAGCAGCAGCCACCTCACGAGTAACCCCATATTCATCAGCAATCCGGTTGATATGACGGTTCACCTGTTCCGGCTGGAAATAATCCGGGGTCTGTTCGTCTGTGGCAATGCCCAGTTGTTCGATCAGAGTTCCAGCAGGATCATTCGCAAAGGTCGGAATGGAGTCAACCAAACGAGCCTGAGAGTTGTCAGAGGCCAGAGCAGCTTCCAAATCGGCACTGATTTGTTGAGAGATACCAGTCACCCGTGCATCTGCTTCCACTTCCGGAGCCAAGAGACCCGGATTGGCTTCAGCGATACCTGTGGCAGCCCGAAGGTTTCCAAGGTTCTCAGTTGCCGTAAACCGATCATCAACCAGCATGTCACGACCCAGATCCACACCAGACAGGTTATTTGGATCCAGCAGAGCATCAATCTGTGCTTGTGCTCGACGTTCAGCCAAGATCTCAGCATCCCGTGCTTCCACTTCAGCGTCACGAGTTTCACCAGCACCAGTGATGTCAGCCATCATACGGTTGATTTCAGGACCAGTGTACAAACCAGTCTCAATCAGAGCTTGACGATAGGCTTGGACAGGAGAAGCACGTTCAGTCGAGAACGATGCAGGATCTGAACCAGCAATAGGACCAGTGTTCCCTTGAATTGCTCCTTCACCATCAGCACGACCAAAGAAGTGATCTCCATCAATTTGACGGAAAGAACTATTCGACCAGCTTGGAACACCAGAAACACCGGGGATGTTGGCGTAATAGTGAGTCGCACCACCAGTACGGTCTTGGTATTGACCAGACAGAATGGCATCAGCAGCCCGGAGAGCTTCTTCATTGGGGGTGAAGTTCATGTTCTGGCCTTGCTCACCACCAGCATAGCCAGTCACAGAGTTCCATGCCGAGAATTGACCCGGACGCATGATAACCCCTTGAACACCATCACCATAATTGCCTGTGGCAGCACGGTTACGAATAACCGAACCCACATCCAACATACCCTGATAACCTTGGTTCCCGGCTTCAGCTTGCAGAGTACGAGCAAGCATCAGACGAGTATTTCCAAGATCAGCAGTTTCTGTGATCGGACCAACAGTTGTTCCGTGGTTCCGGGCAAACTCTTGAGCCGAAGAAAACTCACCGGCCAATGCACGAGCTGCATCACGACGGTTGTTGCCGTCCATCCAGTCAGCAGCGGTACGAGCTTCACGAGCAGATTGAATCCCAGTCATAACATTGACCCGGTTGGTATTTGCACCGATCAAACCAGTCTGAGCATCAGTCTGTCGATTGGCAGCACGACCACCTTCAATATCAACCAGACCACCACGAAGACCCAGAATATGTTGACGCATGTTGTCAGACAGGTTTCGACCAGCCAGACCCCCACCATCAATGAAAGCATCAAAGGCAGCTTCATCCTGAAGACCGGCAATCTCTGCCAGAATGGCATCATCTGCTTTGGCTTGCTGTGCAGCACCATAGCGTTCGAGAATACCGGCTCCAGTTTCGAAGCCGTTGTTGAAAGATTGGTTGGCCCGTGCCACGGCAGCCGCCGCTGCACTGAGATCCGGGGCGGAAATTTGATTCCAGACAAGACGACGGTCGGCCATGGGCTATTCCTTACAGGCTGTGTTCAGACAGGTACGCATCAGTTTCCGAAGAAGCACGGCCTTCAGTGTTGTGACGAGCACGAATACGATCTTCCAGAGCCGTATTGTACGTCTGACGGTTGTTGGCAAGGTTGGTCTCGAAGGTTTCACGAGCAAGGCCCAACTGTTCTTTGGCGATTTTGTGCTGTTGATAGGAGTTCCAGAGATTCCCCAGCATTTGAACACCACCCAGCACAAGCTGCATGTTGTTCGTGTTGAACGAGCCATCACCATTTCGCCAGAAAGTGCCTTGTCCCTGCGTACCACCAACAGGATTCACCCCAGAGGTTGCAGTCACATCGACACCAGTAACTGCACCACCAACCGGTTGAGTCCCGATTGGAGCCATTGCAGCTTGGTTCATACCGATTTGGGTATTGGTCAGAGTAGACCCGTTTTGAGTTGCATCATTATACATGGCCAGTCCTCAGTTTCTTGGCAGAGTTTGTTGTACGTCAACGAAGTCATAGATCTGGGATTGCGTGATTTCCACGATATCAGTTCCCGTCATTGTCGTCCGTCGGATAAACTCATCTGCGGTTTCAGGCATATACCCTCCACTTCCGCTACGACCTGAGTCATTGCCTCTGACGCTATCTGTAAGGAAAAGTGGATTGAAATTCAAATCGTTTCCACCCAACCCAGCGATCAGGTCATTGATGTAGTCCATCTGTTCTTCATAGGTATCCAGTTCATTTTGGTAATCTTCCTGCATCTCAGCGATATCACCCTGAACCCAACCAGCGTAACCATTTGCCAGAGCATTGCCCAAACCAAGAAGACCTTCTGCACTGAAGATGTTCATACCAGAGATTGCAGCTCCCAGAGCGAACGAAGCCAGAGCTGCAAACAATGCACCCCACTTCTCACCAAACAGAGCTGTACCAACCACCTGCAAGAGCTGGGAGATCACGATGGAAGCCAGATAGTTGGCAACCACACCTGCCACAATGGCAGCCGTACCCGTGAGGCCCAAGGCAGCGCCAACGGCGACATTCCCTCCCAGAATGCCACCACCTGCTGCAAAAGCCCCCGGAGCGATGATCACCGCCACGACAATGATTAGAATAATCAGGAAGATCTTAAAGAACCCTGTCTGCCACCACTTCTGTTTTGTCACCTCATAGGAGTTGAAAAGGATGTGGACATTGGCTGTAGCCATCTGAGTATAGTCCACAATACTCATAGCCTTCATCGTCGGATAATGAAGAGGGATCACAAAACCAGAAGGCTCATTGTCGGCCAGAGCCTCCTTGGATGTGATTTTCACCGATTTCCCACCGTAGATGTAGTTGTAGTGAGTCAAACCAAAGATCTGAAGACGACGATACTGCGTGTCAGAAACCTGCCAATACATGTACATCGAAGGAATCGACTTGGTGACAGTACGGAATTCTTCCCCATCACGAGACGAAAATCCTTCCTGCTCAGTCCATGTGATATCTGGTCCATCAACGAATTGGAGTTCGTCTTTCTTGGCATCACGAGGAGCACCCACAATCGGGGTGTAGGTGTATTTCCCGTTGAACTGTTCATCTTCGATGTGAACCCACTGCAACCGAATATCGAAGGACGGCATCAAGGAAGAACCAGTCCGAAGATTCAACGAGGTTGTTGGAGGAACACTGATATCCGGAATAACCGGACGGGGAGGCCGAGAATTCCATGGAGTATTGTCCCAGTCAGTTGCCAACCAAGCAGCCAAATCAGCCTGTGCTTGATCATATGCAGCAATACTGGCTTGGAAGTTGGAAATGGCATTGGAACCAGAGTTCTGAAACTGGATCATCTCTTCAAAGAAATTGAAGGCATATTTCCGGCACGCCTGTTCCTTCACATTCAGGGAAACCCCATAAATGATGTAGGCATAGTCGATGTCATCAATGGAGTCGTTGTCTTCAACTTCGTCGATGATCTTGTCGATGTTTTTCAGGTCGGTTGCACGACGATATGCTTTCTTGGTTTCGTCATACAAACCATTGGTGTCATAGGGGGATTCCCGTAGACCAACGTTGTTCAGACGAATTGGCAGGAAAGGAAAAAACTCTTGGAAACCAGAAGCATCAGCTTCAGTTGCCAAAGCATCCAGAGTCGGTTCACCGGTCCCAACTTCATAGATGAACATCTGTTCTCCACCAACGACCGTTGATTCATAGATCGTCTGGGTATCATGTTGTTCATCCCAACGGACAGCTACCTGCTCACCTGTGGTGACAGTTGTCGTGGTTTTGGTGGAACCATTACCAAGATCTTCAACAACCACCTGAGTATCAGAATACCCACCGATGACGTGATCAGTTCCAGTATAGGTGTAACGTTCGAAGAGACCTTCTGTTTCATACCCAACAGCACCAACAGTCGTGGTTCGTTCATAGACATCCACAGACCGGTTCAACTGAACTGCCAGATCAGCATTCTCATTGGTGACGGTAGGAGCACCAGCATCAATAACCACAGTGATCTCAGCATTTCGAACCAAGGTGTAATTCTGGAAAGCCCCAGATTGAGAAATGACATCCCAACCAGTCAGATCCACCTGAGAGGTCACAGAAACAGGGGTTCCTATCACTTCTGGTTGGGTATTGTCAGCAATCACATGGAAATACCGGGCTTCAATGTATCGTTTGGTCGGATCATATGATGCGTTGGTGAACGAATAGAAGTCCCCATTTGGAAACTGCAAATTGAAATCACCAGTATTTTGATCGTACTCCCCCAGCCAGTCTTCTCCAATACGAGAAGGATGGTTTTGGAGGATCCACTGTTCAAAGAAGATCTCAGGATCACCATCATTTACCTGAGCATTTTGGACCACACATTCCTGACCAGCAGGAGCACCAATGACGGCAGCCACAGTGGCACCGTCAACTGGGTTGTTATTGGTTGCAGTCACATCAGGTAAACCAGCCAGATTATTCCGATCAGCGTAGCGAAAGAACTGACGCTGTTTAATCCCCGGACCACTGAAATAACTGCTTGTGATGTCATCAGCCAAAGAAGGACTGTTCGCCATCACTGACGAAAACAACGTCCCTTTCAGGAAGTTAGGACGGTCATCCTCATCCCCTGCCATATTGTACAGGGTTGAGGAGACCGTGATGATTTTCTTTCCGGAGAACAGACCCATATGGGAACCCCTTAGCTTCCGAGGTTGTTGTTCGAACGAACTGCGGACAGAACTTCATTGACTTCGTTGTTGGTGAACTGAGCCGGTGCGTTCAGACCTTCATCCAGAGTTTTCTGAGTGATCCAGCTATCCAGATACATCTTCGCAGTTTTGTGCTGTGCATCTTTGATGAAGCTGTCGATCTGTTGATCGTACAGGTCTTTCTGTTTCCCAACCGAACCTTCAACAGTCGCACCATCAGAGCGGACATCGAGAGTTTTGGCCCGTTCACTTTCACCCTGTTCAGTGGTCAGAGTGATCTGCTCACCGATCAAGGCCACCTGTTGAGGCAGTTGGTTCGCAAGGACATAATCCTTGGTATCTGCATCGGAAGTCAGGTTCCGTTTCTGCAAACCAACAACACCAGTCACCGGAGTCAGACCATCAGTCCGGGTATCCAGAGTATTTGCACGTTGAGTTTCCACCTGCTCGTTGATCAACTGAGTTTCAGCAGGCTGACGGAAGTTCAGCAAGTGCTGTTGTTGAGCCAATTCAACAGGCTGGAGGTTGTCACGTTTGAAGTCTTCCATGTCAGCCTGAGTCGGGATGATCCGATCACGTTGCAGTTCCTGAAGATCCTGTTCCAGAGGTTGAAGAACCCGGTGTTGGAATTCAGCAATGGCAGCCTGTGCAGGAAGAATACGATCCACTTGGATCTCATTCATGGCCACAGTCGAAGGCATAACTGCCATACGCTCGTATTGCGTAACGGCAAGATCTGCTGGCATCTGGTGTTGCAAAGCGAAGTTCTTCGAGGCCACATCCATGGTCACAGAGTCATGGTTGGCTTCTTCAGTTGCTGTCTGCATCTTGGTTTGTGCAAATTGAGCAGCAGTCAGGTTCATCGAGAACTGAGCTTGGATAGTTTCGAACTTGGTTTTTTCCAAGTTGATCAATGCTTCAGTGGCCTGAATCTCAGCGATCCGGGCTTGCATCTGAGCAGTGATGGCATTCCATTTGGCTTGATCCTTTTGCAGAGCAAAGGTCACAGATTGACCCATGATCTGATTGGCCAGAGCCACATAGGCTTCAGCATACTGTGAACCAGTGATGCGATTGCCTTTGAATTCACGTTGAAGGTGAAGATCCATGGCACACATGAACTTATCAAATGCACCATCCCCTTCCAGATCAACAGTCGTCACATCAGAGATATTGACCGTTGCGACATCCGAATAAAGCTCGGAGTTTTTATCCGGCGTGACGGTATATTCATCACCTGAAAAGTCAGGTGCGGAGGGGATCGTAATCCCCGCCGTGAGAGTGGTGAACAGATCATTCGCCAAACCAGACGAATTATCAACATTTTCTACAGTTTGGGACATCTCTGTTCACCTTTCTTTTGAAGTTAAACCGCATATAGCAATTTTACTTGCTGCGGTCGATAGCTCCACGGCCTTCCTGAGACACAGCCAGAGCATCCAGCTCTTTCTGAGTCAGATCCGGCAGAATTTCGATGTGGAATTTCTTCGCAACCACAGTCTTGTATTCTTTGACGCCGAAACTGGAACCACGTTTCTTGATCTCTTTCCGCATGTTGTAGGTGCGGGTGGCGAGTTCATCAAGAATGATCTGAGGAACGTGATACCCGTGATCATAGTTTTCCGAATCGTGGGGAATAACCTTCGACACCTTGCCGGTGTATTTGGTGTAACACGTCACCAGAGTCGAGGGGACGGCTGCATCTGCCGGGTCAACGTTGGCGATACGAACACGACGCATACGAAGTGCTTGGGTCCGGATCACATTGCGACGAAGAGTCGGGTCTTTGACCTGAGCAGCATCCATCTCCATCATCTCAGCAACAGAGTATTTCGGCTTGACCTGTTTGACGTGAACATCGTCGTCTTTGTCTTCATCGGAGACTTGATTCTGAGCGGCCAGAGCAGCAGCAACAGGGTCCAGAGGTGCATTTTCTTCCGGCTCAGGGTCAGTTTCAGCTTTTTCAGCTTCAATCTGAATATCAACGATTTCGTTGATTTTCTCCTTTAGCGTCGCAACGCCAGTGTTGCCGGAGAAAGTCGCACCAACATGTGAAGCGATCTCACGCAGAGCGTCTTTGTCTTCAGACTTTGCGGTGAGTTCCTTCAATTCGGTGGGGTTGAGGTTTGCAAGATCCATTGGGATTTCCTTTGATTGATTACCTATAGGTGCCAGCCACTTAACATGGCCTAAAACCTAAAGCAAATAGTACAAATGAAAAGGGAGGCCGAAGCCCCCCTTTCCTTTCGCTTGGTTTGGTCCTTAGACCGGGATAACCGAGTAGGCCACCGCGATACGTTCACCACGCAGCTTGATGAAGCCGTAGTAGAACTTGATCGAGCTGAAGCCGATTTTGCCGAACGGGTCAGCAAGGTTGGCGATTGCTTCACCGGGCTTCTTCACGATGATGCGGAACTTCGACTTGCCTTTGCCACCCATGCCTTGCAGGCCGATGGTAGCGAAGGATTCATCACCGACAACCAGCAGAGGAGCAACGTCGTACTTGTCAGTACCGCCGTCGTCCGAAACTTGGTAGCCACGGTTCGCACCGGTTGCATCAGCACCGGCAGCAGCCCAGTGCATCATCTGCGGAACAACAACCAGACGGAGGTTGGCAGCAGGGATGGCACCGATTTCACCGTTCATGATGGTCGCAGCGTCAGCGTACTTCTCAACCGGCACGTAGGCAGGGTTGCCGTTGCCGTCCACCAGTTCGGTCAGATAGATCTGAAGTTCCGAACCAATGTACGCAATCCGGGAAGCCGAGATCACCTTGGTATCCGTCATTTTGGAACCTTTGATGATGGTCGTTTTCTTCGGAGTGCGGTTGTCGTCGAGGGTGATCGACATACGCTTCAGATCCGCCAGCGTGATGAGCGAGTCATCAGCAGCAGATGCAGCTTCGCCAGTCATCGTGGCCAGCGAGGTAGCAGCACCAGTGAAGACTTTCACGTCGGCAGAAGCCAACAGGTCAGCCTGCAACAGATCTTCCGTGATCTCGTTCGCACCACGCAGAAGCTCACGGCTCATGTGGCCGTACAGTTCCGAGTCGGTATCGAAGGTCATGGAATCTTCGGTCCATTCAGTGAAGAAGCCATATTCCGAGATCTCGCCCGAACGTTCGAGACGGGTGAAGCCAACGCGGTTCACACGGCCACCGTTCTCAGTCAGGGTCGGCATCTTGCCAACAACGTTACCAACGTCACGGCTGGAACCGTACAGGTTGCCGTCCACGATGGTTGCACCAGTCGCGTCGATACCTTGGTCGTTGACGTTCAGGTCGTCGAGCAGCGGAACGTAGTAGAACACTTTCAGCTCTTTACCGAAATGTTTCGGCATCGACTTGGCATCAGCCAGCGGCGAGAAATACATCTCTTCAGCAGCGTCGATCAGGGACTTGCGATCCCAGTAGTGAGTGTTGAACTGCGGACCAACGCTGGACTGGTTGCCAGCCACGTTGACAGTGGGGGAGTTATAAATTTGAGCCATTGCTGTATCCTTTCATCGCATTTGTCTCAGTGACTTATTGAGGAGGAGGCATCTTCAGGAAGTCCTCATCCGACATTTTTCCATAATCAGGTTCACCGGATGGTTGGTTCGTCTGACTGGAGGGAGGTGTCGAAGAAAGATGTGGATTGGGCTGTGCCTTCTTCGCTGGCGGAGCCTTCCTTGCCCCCGACGCCACTGGCTGACCCTGCGGTTGGGTGTTGCTAGGCAATTGACCCATAGGATTAGCCCCCGGTGCGGGTTGCGGTTGAGGATCAAGAACACCAGCGTTCCGCATCGCTTGACCAACTTGGTCGAAGGCTTGCAGAAACGGAACATGAGTAAGATATCCCAGTCCCCGTTGATATTCGAGTTCATCAACAATTTTGCCGTAATGCCCGGATTGGCGAAGTTCCATGAGGTTGCCCAAGATACTTGGGTCTTCACGAAGACGAGCCTTGGACGCTTCATCCCAAGTTTGGTGAATCTCACCTACCAGAGCCTGTCCATCAGGGGTGGCAACAGTGGTATCCAACGCATCTCGGAAGGCATTGTCCTTCGGGTTTCCAGCGTAACTTTTGGCCTGATAGCCGGTTTCCCCGGAGATATCAAGGTCCATTGGATCCAAGTTGTTGTCTTTCAACAACTTAGTAATGGCAGTTTTGTCACCTTTCGACACGTCGATAAGGAAACTCAGCTTCGCTTGGTCGTTCAAACCATGGTCCTGAAGCATCCGGCTCATTGCCTTCATAGGCTTCAGATCGTGCATCCGGCGAGAATAGTTCACACCTTGCTGCATCAGGCGAATTGCATCTTCCGGAGTACGGACGGTGAAATCTTTGCCATCAGCTTTGAACGGAGCAGTGATCTTGGTGAAGAAATCGAGAGCAGTGGTTGCCTGTTCCAGTGTCACACCTTCGGGAAGTTGTCCGGTGGGTTTTTTGGAATCAGGGGCAGCCTTCCCTTTTTCTTTGGGGTCTGCTTCGGGTTGCTCACCTTCCTTGGGTTTGTCACTTTCGGCAGCGGCTTCACCTGCTTCTGCGAGTGGGTCAACTTCGCCACCTTCACCGGGGTTCGGATTCCCATCCGGGTTTTCTTCCCCGTTTTCAGCGGCATTGGCATCGCCACCATCCCCGGCATCGCCAAGCTCGCCAGCGTCAGCAGGTGGCTGATTGCCGTCCACGTTTTCGCCAGTTTCATTGGGGTCGGTTTCCGGGGTGAGTTCTGCATTGGGATCTTCCTCGTTTTCAGGGTTGGGAGTTTGGGAGGCAATTGCTGCCAAAGCATCCTGTTCTGAAACCTTCAGAAAATCTTCATCCGACATATTGTCGAAATCAAGTTCGGTTTGTTGTTCAGCCATAGCTGTATTCCTTCAATCAGTTTTTCAGAGGGGTGAACTCAGGCTTATTCGGCCTGAGCTGCTTCTTCTGCCAGAATGGCTTCTTCGCGGGCTTCTTCCAGAGAGGCCAGCTCGGTACGAGCCATCTCACCCTGAGAAGTCATCTCACGCATGAAGTTCCGGAATTTGCCAATGGCGTCGAGTTCACGGGTGCAGTTTTCCATGGACTGTTGAACCAGACGGCCAGATGCCATCAGATCCGCAAGACGCTTTGGCTCGTCAGACAGGTATCCCTGCATGACCAACTGTTTGAAGTCTTCGTTCTTGGACAGACGCAGAGCAGCATCAGCACGAACGATGATTGTCTCAAGGGACTTCTTGGCGTCTTCATATTCTTCGAGAGACAGCACCATAGGTTCTTCGTCCTCGACGACAGTGGAAGCGTTGTAAAGATCCATTTGTATATCCTTCTTTGGACAGGCACCCCGAACCATTCAGGGTGCCTTTAGTTTCACTGGGTGCTCAATGGCCCCATTGGAAGCTGTTGTCCAGAGAATTGTGGCGGAACCATGGAAGGATCTGAAAAACCTGAACCCAGTTTCGGTGCAGTTTCCCGTTCATCCTTGGCTTCCGTCAGGGCATTATACCCAACACCAGCTTCAATCATCGCCGGGGGAGTTTCCCCTTTGAGGATTGCTTTGGTGACTTCCAGATCACGGTTGCCCCGTGCCTGAGCACCTTGTTTCTCGATCTCACGTTCATGCTTCATGCCGGATGCAACGTCATCAGTTTCCTGAAGCAGTTTCGCAGCTTGAGCACGAGCTTGTTCTGCACGAGCAGCAGCCAGATCGACATCAGCTTGTTTTTCAGCCAGTTCCAGTTCAGCCATTTGCTGTTGGATCGGATCAGGTTGAGGCTGATACGAACGAATACGTTCTGCCAGATGAGGCATACGTTTCAGATCGGCAATCTCACCCAGAACAATCTGACGAAGCATCGGATCCATATCAGGACCAACAGTCTGAAGAATCATCCCCAGATCATTGGCTTTCTGTTCATCCACCGAAGCAGTCGAAATATCAACTTTCAGATCGAAGTTGCCCATCAATTCATCACGAGAAATCTCAATGAATTCAGAGTTGGTGACACGAACAATCTCTTTTTCATCCAAGAACTTAGCGTTCATGGCGATCATCTTTTCACCAATCTTCTGCATCCCTTTGGCCAGACGACGAAGGATCGACATCTCACGAGTTGCAGCAGAGTCCAGAGCACCCCGGATACCAGTTGCCACTGAACCATACGCATCACCAGAGATACCACCAGCGAAGGATTTTACCCCGGTTAGGGCTTCTGCTTCTTGGTTCTGGGACATGATGGTTTCATGTGCAGAGCGAGGAATTTCTGGGTAGGTCATCTGTTGGATCGAAGCACGAGGATCACCATTCGGGTTGAATTCAAAGTCTTCCCCGGAGGTGAAACGACGTTTGTTCACTGGATCCAAGAAACCCTTGGCATAACCAGACTGAGCATTCGCAGAACGACCCATCAGGTCAATCATACCACGAGTCACAGCACCAATGATCCGTTGGTTATCCTGAAGCAACGAGGCATCAGCTTCACCAAACACAGACTTCAGGATCGGCATGTATGGAACAATGACGAACGGAGCCTGATCATCAGGAAATGGGTTTTCGGTCATCTGGATGATGGTATCACCAACCCAAGTCACAACAATTGGAACCATGACGCCTTTATCATGGACATCGGCCACACCCCAATATTCATAAACCAGAACCTTCTGTTTATCAGACATGTTCCGGCTGTCAGTATTTGGGGTTGTGGATTCGTGATCAGGGTTTCCGTGTTGAGCCTGAATTTTGGCCTGTTCCCAGTTCACTTTGTCGAGGTTTTTGAAGTGACCCTTCTTTTTCTTCAGATCGGAAGGAGCTGCTTCATACGTGTAAATCATGAACTGGGCGTTTTCCCACTCGCCATCACAAGAGGGATCCACAAACAGGTTCTTGATGTTGACGATACGAAGAGACGGACAGTTTTTGACCATCACTTCTTCAACAGCCTTGGTCACACCATTGGCCACAGCTTCCACGATCATCTGAAGTTCCATCGACTGTTCAGCCGACGCTTTCAGAGATTCAGGCAGAGATTCCCAATCAGGGGTCTCAGCTTGACGCATCTGGATAGCTTGTTGAATAAACTGCATTTTCTGTGGATCGGCCACAGGATAGTAATCGTAATTGGTCTTCTCGACTTCACGAGTCATATACTCGCGTTCCCAACCAACACGAACAACAACAGAACCTTCATCCACTGCGGTACGAACATACCGGTCGATGAAATCAACTTTGTTGATCTTGGTATCGAACTGCCAGTTCAGAATTGTTTGGTTCTGTTTGGCTTTGGGTTCATCTTCGTGGGTACGAGGCATGACGGTGAACATACGATCCGTATTCAGGAAAGGTTCACTCAGTGCCGGATAACGCCATTCATTGTGTTTACGAACCAGTTTGGGCTGAACAGACGAACGACCGGGTTTTGCTTTCTTGGGAGCCTCAGCACCCGTAGCATTCCGGAGATCCAACCAACCATCCACATTAGCAGCCTGATCATTGGTCTCTTGCCGTGCAAATTCGAGATCAGCTCGAAGATCTGCAAGGGTAGGTTCCTTTTTCCAGTTGGTCAAAGGCTTGGGACCATCAGAACTGATGTTGTTGGGATCTACGCCCATTTCACCAGACATCTCATTCCGGTTCGAAGATTGGTCAATGTGTTGATTTGGTTGTTCCACGGGCAGCTTCCTTTACTGAGGACCACAGTCTTCGATTTCATTGGCTTCGCAAAGAACTTTCAACCGTCCGTTCACGATAATAAGGCTTTCTGTATTCTGCACGTAGGCTTCAGTCAAGTTTCCGACCGAAGATCCATCAGCATAAACAACCTCTTCCCCTTGGAACTCAGAGTCGGGAATTCCCTCTGAACCAAGAAGGTTGACGGTCTTATTGCTGCACGCGGTTATGAAAGTCAGACAGAACCCCACGAATGCTATCTGGCAAAGGCGTGTTGTAATCGACATCTGGAACCTCCCGAATACTGAGCAAGGCATTTTCAGCAGCCTGCCGGGTGAGTCGTTCTTCTGAGAGTTGATCTGCCACAAGCATTAGGTTTGCTTCAGCTTTGTCACGAGCAATCTGGACGTTTTCCAGCTCATTTGACAATGCAGCATTTCGTTTCCACAAAAGAATGGTGGCCCCCCCGGAAACTACCGAGAAGGCCAGAAGCCCAAGAAGGGCATATAGTTGGAGCTGTTTCACAGGAATTTCTCCTTGAGACGCTCACGCAGGATGTTGCCAACCTCAACCGGATCACGGGAAACCGTATCACCGGGAAGAACCACATAATCCCATTTCCAACGCTGTTTCACGCCCAGAGTGGGTTGAACTTCAGCATGGGTAAGAGTGGTCCATTGTGAGATTGGAAAACCATACTCATCATGCAGATCAGCAGTTTGTTCGAGCATTGCATCAATGCCTTCCCAAGTGATCGGATGAGAACCCCAAGTGATAGGGTTGGTTTGTTTGGCACCAGCCATCGCATCAACAGATTGGCCAATCCAACCAGTGTTCATGGATTTGGTATGGGAAGCACCAATGCCACGACGCCAGTCATACATGACCTGTTCAGCAACAGTGGAGTTTCCGTCATACGTGTTGCCTTCGGTATCGTGAACGAAGTTGTAAGCATTCCGCTCCAACTCGATCACGCCATTGGCACCAGCAGTCCAGTGCCAGACAACACCACGAACACCACGGTCAAACAGATCTTGCTTCCGACGAACACCAACTTTGGCCATTGCATCGGCAATGCCTTTACGAGTGTTGGGACCGCTCATACCATCAACAACCAGTACAGGCCGGTTGAAGATGCCGTTGACTCGGCCTTGATAGTCTCGGACAGAAAAGCTCATTCGCTTTCTCCTTGGTGGGTGTATGGAGCGGGACATACAACTTCCCGCTCATTGAAGATTGCCCCGTAGGCAATCAGGCTCATCCACGCCAACAGGATCAGAAGAGGCCAGTTGAAGTGAATTCGGTGTCCGACGAGAAAGTAATTAACCGTTTGGTTTGGTTTGGTCATTTGGAGATCCTCTTCTCGACGAACATCTCGATCCAAGATGGAAGTTTCGTGATGAGCGCACGGAAGATGTGTTCTCCTGAGATGACGAGGATGATTGTCATAGGGATGATCATCTCTTGAGTAAAGATACCCTCAAAAAACGAATCCGGAGTCAGGGACCACTGGATCAGAAGTTCCGGACCATAATAGCCGCAGATCACACCAGCGATCATGCCACCATAAGTCCGTTTCCGGCGCGTACTACGCTGGGCTGGAGTCTCTCCTTCAGCCACAGGCTCCTCAGACATCAACCACTTCGCCAAAAGCGTGAGTGTGATGACGATGAAGAGTTCGAAATCTTCAAAAAACTGGTTCATACGAAGCCCCTATCTTGGAATCGGGTATCCTCGTCAGTGACTTCAGAAGTGCCGGACAGGTTTTCGATTGTATCGTCTGTCATCATCTTCAGATAAAGCCCGTAGTAGGAGTCTCCGGTTTTCTTGTGTTCTTCCCCACCCATGTGCGCCAGATACAGCCCTGAGACGTAAAGTACCAGAGCTTCATACAGGTGCGAGGGCAAATTCATTTCGCCGTCTTCTGCAATCGCAGGGTGAGTCGTCTGAAAACGAACATCAACTGCGGGTTTGTAGAAGTCCATGAATTTGCTGGAAAAACGCAGAGCTTCGGGGTTCGGTTGGGTGATGTGAGCATTCGTCTTTGGCGTGTGTTTGCGCTCATCGGATGTGACAACTTCCAACACACGCACAAAATTTTCGTAATCTGCGCCAGCAGTTGTATCGAGAGGATACAGATTTTGACCATCCACAAAGGTCAGAGCAACCGTACCTTCATAGAGTTTCTTCCGGGTGGTGATGTCCACAAGTCCTTGATTGGTCAGATCCAAGAGCTGATCAACATATTGCGGTTCAATTACCCCCGACTCGGAATCATCCGAGGCTGCCGTATTCTTCAACTGGCCACGAGCCAGCTTGAGAAGAAAGTTTTCAAAGGTCAAAATCATGGTCCGGATCCTTATACGATGTAGCTGTCCATTTCGGTTTGGAACTCATCCTCTGGTTCAAAGCCCCACATTGGATCTCCCGCAGCGGTTTCTTTGTCCTGAACCTTGTCATCCGGGTTGGGTTTCCATGCGCTGATGAACTGAAGCATCGAGATAGTGTCGAGACAGTCATCCTTGCCTTTGATCCCATCCTTGGTTGCCAAGGAGATTTGTTCCATGAACAAGCCCAGAACTTGAGTTTCTTTCATCTCGAAGGGGAACCTGATCTTTCCCGCCTTAAATAGAGGAACCACGAGGTTAAATCTACTCAGTTTATCGGTGGTGGGTCGGATTCCCGGTTTTCCGTTCTGTTGGGACAGGTTGAAGAAGGTATCCCGATATTCCATTTCCCGTTGAATCCATTGAATAAAACCGCCTTGTTGGCCGGTGATTTCCACCCCAACACCTTGCGGTTTGTACTCATCAACCAAGCGGAACAAATCATTGATCGAAGTGTCCATTGTCTGTCGAGCGCACACACCATCAACCCAATGCCAGTTGCCATCTTTGTCATAGGCCCAAACTGCGAGAACTGAATAGTCCGCAGTCTGTTTCGAAGAGGTGGCAAAGTCAGTGGTGATGTAGAAGTTGTATTTCCCTTTTTCGTCGAGAACGTCTTTTCGGGAGTACCAGCCAATGTCTTTGTCTTGAACCAAACGAGACTCATCAGATGTAATCCGAAGCATAAGCTCCTGTCGGAAGGATTTCTCTTTCCCCTCCATAACAGCAGAATCCCACATTTCCTTGACGTACTCATAGGTGAATCGGTCTTCCCAAGCTCCTGAAAACTCATGCTTTTCACAAGGAAACTCTTTACAAACAGGCCAAACGTTGACTTCCCATGCACCAGATTCAATCGCCTGATACACGATGTCCTCTTTGTTAAAGGGAGTCCCATTCAGGATCATCTTGTGACGGGTTGGATCCAACGCATACTGAACACCGGAGTAAACCGTATCGTTGATTGCTTCCATCGCCGTCGGAGATTTGGAGTCCGCATCAGAGATCAAGTCATCCATGACCGCAAGGACAGGACGACGGTTGAATATCTTCGTACCACGGATACCGGATTTCGCACCAAACATCTTGACGCCAAACCGACCACCATTCTTGTTCCGGAACTCCATGTAGTTTTCCGTGAACCGAACATTCTCTTCTGGAATCCAATGTTGAAGAAACTCCGAGGAGTAGTAACGAGATTTGATCGACTCACGAGCCGATTTCACACCGTTGTCCATAGAGTCCGAAACATACAACATTCCGGGGACAGAACCGAACCCCGGAAGTTTGTTGAACATGGCCAGATACAGCGTCAAATACTCCATGAACAGGGTGGTTTTCGCCGTACCACGAGCACAGAGGTTTGTGACCTTTTTCTTCGGGGAGCACAATTTATCCAACATTGCCAAGTGCATAACTGGTGTTTTATTGTCTTCCCCCCGACCATCATTGACCAGCTTGATGAAGTTCATAAATTCCAAGGCAAATTTCGAGGGGACGTATCCCCCCGAATTCAACCAATCGAAATCCACCTCATTGAGATAGTCGTCAACGGTCTTATTGCCGAAGAACTTACTCATCCACAATCTCCGCTTCAGGAACATTCAGCGGCAGAGCTGCAACTTCTTGAGCAGTCATCGCAGAACCTTCGATGGTTTTCTGTTGAACCTCTGCCATCTCAGACAAACGTTGTTCCAGAGCAGCCATACCGTCGTTCATCTTCACTTCGATGCTCAGTTCAGCTTTGTTGTTTTCTGGTTTCTTCAGGTGGGTCAGAATCGAGTTGGCAGCTTCAACACGAGTTTTCCCAGATTCGTTCACGTCGTTCATGATCTCGTATTGAGTATTCAGAGCTGATTGGAACATGTCCTGATTGAGAACCCACGTCGGAATCATGGCCCGCTCGTAAACCAAGTTGACCAGTTTCCCTTTGTTGTAGGCCGCCACGTAAGACGCAATATCTTTCGGTTGACGACCATCAGCCACCATTTGTTGATACCGTTCCGGGAAGGTCTGCTTGTAGGATTCCAGATTGGATTTCCCCATAACCTTGTGCGAGACGTACATGACGGCCCGGACGTAATCCCCCAGTTTGAAACGACCTTCTTGCAAAACCTGTGCGAAGGTGATGAAGTTTTCACGAATATTCCGGGCTTCTTCAGGATCCTTAGACAAAGCATTGAGCTGAGTCACCATATCCTGAGTGATGTGACCCTTCTGGCCAGCCGGTAGCGTCTCTTGGACCTCTTGAAGTGTAAGCATTGCTCGAAGCTCCGTTTTCATGGTAATGCGTCATATGACCGTCCTATAAACTGAAACAAGACTGGAAAGCAAATGCCTCAACTCTGCACAACCAATTATAATTGCACGCCCGTCTGGTACGATGCGTCGCACAACAGCGATAACGGTGGCGAAGATGTCATCGCTTACGCCAAAGGCCCACACGCTGTCGATCTGAATGTGACCTGTGTGGTCAAGGGTGGTGACATCCAGTTTCAGGTGAAAGATGAAACTGGTGCGTGGTTCACTCCGACTGAAGCATCTTATACCGTGAATGACTCGAATCTGGTTCGCCTGCCTCGTGCAAACATGCCAGACATCCGGATCATTGCCACGGCTGATGCGACTTTCTACGTCGAAGGCGCTCTGTAAGCGAAAGGATCTTCCATGCCTATCACAAACACACAAGATGTTTGGAAGATCCGTTCAATTGACACGGTTCACATCAATCCAAGTATTTTGGAGGGAACCAAAGCGTACCCTTCCATCCTCGGACCTGATGCAGCGGTGCAAGTTGTTCGGTATGCTCCAACATTTCTGGTGCAGCCTTCAATCTCTGGTTCATTCAAGATCCCATCGGTCTTGACCTGTAACCCAGGTGTGATTGATGCTTCGCCAAAACCAGACCTCTTCTATCAATGGCGTTCAGATGGAGTGGATATTCCGGGTGAAACTGGAACCACGCTGACAACCACTCTGGCTTTTGATGCTCATGAGTTGACCTGTGAAGTTACAGCCGTAAACCCTCTGGGGGTTGCAATTGGTGTTTCCAATGGAATCACGGCTGAACGAGTCGAACCGATCATCAACGAAGAACATGTATATTTTGGGGTTACTGGTCTGAACCAAGAACTCCAACAGAACATGATGCGGGATGAGATCGGAATCGTTTCCGGAATGTGGCACGAAGATCGTTTCGATGTCACAACTGGAGTGATTTATGCTGGTACTGGTCTTTGGGTTGAAGGTCGTCTCGACAATGAAACCTTGATGGTCAATGCCATCACTGGGTTGGGGAGTGATCAACGTGTTCTAGCTGACACCTCATACATGGCAGCTTTGACTGGCTTGAATGCTCCGAACCGTCAAGATGTTCAAGAACATGAAGTTTATACAGTTTGGCAGCCTACCTATGTTCAGGATCTTCCTATTCTGAATGGGGATGCCGAGTTGGGTACGACTCATTGGACAAATGAAGTTGGGAATCTAACAATTCGGACCAACTCCCCTACCCCAATCCAAGGATCTCAGTATTTTATGGGTGGTTGGCAAGAAGCCTCCACTATCGCATATCAGGATATTGCCCTACCTGCTGGGGTTTTGACTGATGTGGATAATGGAAATTCATTTCTTGGAGCATATTGGCAATGTGCCTCTTACGCCCGAATCGACCATTTTGGTTTGACCTTTGAATGTTTGGATGCTGGGGGTGTTTCTCTTGGTTTGCAAACATTGCACGCTCTTTCCAAACATGGAACTCAACACCAAGTATGGGAGCCGTCCTTTGCTGATCCAGTGGCAATTCTCCCGTTGACCCGTACTATTCGACTGAAGTTGAACTTTGCTCTATATAGCGGGAACAACAGCGATGGATATGTGGACGATATTCATCTAACGCTCTGGAAAGACAGCTAAACCAAAGGAACATGACATGCCCAATATTCTGTTTGCCTCCAACAACCTTGCCCACTGGCCAACGGCTCGTGCAACATCTCAGGCCAATACCTTTGATGACAACCGGGTTCCCTATGCCCTGATGCTCGAA